CCAAAGACGTTGCCCGTGATGTAGTATCTTGGGAATAATTTTCTTTGCACCCGCTCTTGAGTAAGCAAAAACAAACTGTATGTTTTCTGGGTAGTCTATCATGAGACTACGAACATTGTGCCACAAGTAGCCTAAATTCGATTTGAACTTTGATACTTTGTTGTCTTCTTCAATTTTTTCAATAGACGACTCGACAACAATGAACATGTAAGAATTAAACTGGACACAACGATCCATTTCACGCCTGAATCTTTCGATATCTTTACCGAATGTTTGTCTGAAATCATCTTGAGCTTTTCTGTCTACAAAGGTTTTTGAGTAATATTCCCCAGCGGCAGTATAATCACCGAAGTCCAACTTATTCTTTACACTATTATCGAAGTTAAGAGGCTTTTGTTCTCTAGTATCGACAAATATTTGCATATCTTTATTTTCTTGCTCCCAGAAGTTTTTGGGTAAATTTTTGGTAAACCAAGATTTTATTCCCAAGTCCTCAGAGAACTCAGAGTAAGATGTCCACATTTTTCGATAGTAATCGATGTTAGGCATTTTAGCCAACATATAGTATAGATCTGGTGGGGTGAATTTAACATCCTTCTTCTCAAACCTTTCGCGGATATATTTGATTAAGTAATTTTTTGCTTTGATAGGGGAAGTTGTTTTCAACCAAGATAAATAATTATCTACATTGTTAAAATCTTCTGAGAAGTACTGGTCATAGTTTTTGAACTGCAACAATTCTTTTGTATAAAGATCTCTTTTAGCATAATGCTCCACATAATATTCTCCAATGGAAGTACTATGCGCCTTAAGATGGGCATGGAAGCTTCTGCGATTATCAAAAGACTTACCACACACTCTGCAAACAAACTCACTCATAATAATTCTTTTTTGGATATCCCCAAGATTCTTGCTTTATAATCGTCCATGTTTTCCAATCTATCAGCCTCTTCTTCAATTAATTTGTTTTGAAGTTCAGCCATCATAATCATACGATCTCTTTCTTCTCGCTCTTGGAAGGCTTCGACTAAAGCGAAGATAGAACCATTCTCCTCACCTTTAGATTTCAATCTTGCAGTTCTAGATCCGTTCAAGTCTTTCGTCAGGGATTCAATGCGCTTCTCGCACTGGTTAAGCTCTTCACTGGTAGCCTTGATAATCTCCGTCAGACGCATTGTGATGTCCCTTTCGTTGTCTTGGTCGTCCAGTAGTGCATTAAGCTTGTCAATACGCATCTGGATGTGTTTCTGGCGCACGTAGTTGGCACACACGGTCACATACAAGTTCAATTCGTCATTAGTGAGGTCTGGCTTGTCCCAAACAGCACGAACGAACTCGCTTTCGAATAAGTTTCTGTCAGCTAGAGTGGCATACTGATTAATAAAATGATTGAAGCGAGGGCTTTTAAAATAAATAATTAATTGCTCTACTAGTTTCTTTTGTTTTGTTTGGAGGTTTAGTTCCTCTAGACGAGTGCCGCAGAAGTTGTTAATCTTGACAATTGCTCTGTTTATAGACTTAGGAGGAGTCCACTTCTCTTTTGTAACAATTTCGTTGTCATCTACAATCTCTGGACGATAAGTTTTTAAGAAATCGACAATAACCCGGTGCTTCATACTCAAGGGCTGAACATCACGGTCCTTGAAGGTGAGTCGAGCAATCTCTAATGCATTCATGCCGACCTCAATATTGTCAGTCATCAAGAACTCTTTTTGCTCTTTATTTAAATGGATCTGCTCTACTTTCGGGGCAAGTGATGTATTTGCTTTTTTATCTTGTCCCGCTAAGAACTTCCTCACCGCACGACCCTGTTTCGACCTCCCATCAATATCGTCATCATTAAATACTTTGCGGGTAATGAACATTAAATCGGGGTTCTTTTTAAACAACTTAAGAATCTCCTCTTTCTGCTCCTCTGTTAAATCATATATCATTATATATCCTCCTCTTTTATTAATTTCGCGGCTATATTGTAAAACTTCTTCTTCAGGTTATTTATTTGTTTGTATCTAGGTGTCTTTCTTTTACTTGTATCTCTCTTAAACCCAAACTTCTTGGCAACCTTCGCTTCATCCATGTGGTCTATAAACAAAAGCTTGTATATCTCTTTATGCTTGTCGTTTAACTCAGCCATAACCAAAAGATGTATCTTGGCCGTTTTCTTGTCATAGTCTAATTCATCTTCATTTATTCTATCTTTAACCGATATTAAAGAATCCAAAGAGACTGGCATCTTTAAATGAAACGCACTCTGCTTTTTGTTCTTCCATTTAGCGAAGTCATCACACTCTTCATCTTGCTCTTTACTCTTGGTGAAACTACACTCATCTCCACCCAAATAAAAAGAACACCGCAAACACGGTTTAGCAAAGTTCCCATAATGATTCCTTATCAGATTCTTTATCTGATTACTAATCAACATAGAAGCCCAAGGCTTAAATGCTCTCTTCTGATCCCACAAATGCCACTTTTTATAGATATGAGTGCGGATTATTTGAGACACATCGTCATAATCCAACCAAGCTATTGAGTTAAGCTGCCACTTGGTTCTATACCTACTTAAAAGTTCTTCTATCTCTGGAATAAGGTCTTCATACCTTTTATCCATCAATGTCTTGAATTCTAGATGAAGAACAATCAGCTTGACTCTGTTTGATCATAGCGTCACCATTAGGCAAATTTGCTGCTGGCCTAGGAGACCTACTCCTATTAGCATCTTCAGGAGTGGCAGATTTCCAGAGATCAGTTAGTGTAGTATTTTGCGAGCTAGCTTCTGCTACAATGTCTCTCTTCATTTTATCCAAATCAAAGGAGCGAGGACTTTCTTCCTCATATTCAATTTCAGCAACAGCTTCTTTACGAGCTGGCGCAGGAGCCGCCAATCCAATCGTCGCACCACACGACGAACAAAACTTGGGTTTAGTCACCTCGTACACGTTTTTGTGGCCGCAGGAAGAACAGAAAACTTTATTCATATGAAATTTTATTGATTTGGGGCTAATAATTCAATTTTTTCTACAAGATATGTAATAATTTTATCTCTTACCACATCTTCTTTCCCAAATTCTACACTATGCACCCCTTTTTTGGAACTCTGCTCGTCTCTAAACAAATTAGCCAACTTAGTAAAACCACTACTCCTAATGTCACTCTGCAAACTATCCCCACACACAAATAACCTACTACCACGACCAATCCTCGTCAACACAGTGGTCAATTCTCTCACACTCATGTTCTGCGCCTCATCCACAATCACAATCTTATCCCGCCATGTACATCCGCGCAAAAAGTTAATCGGCTCCGCTTCTAATACTCTTTTGTTTTTTAACTGGTCTTTCTCTGGCTTGTTCAATAACTCGTCAATCTTATCAAGTAACGGAGCCATATATGGCCCAAACTTATCATCCATATCTCCTTTCAGAAAACCTATCCCCCTATCCGCACTCTCCACAACACTACGCAAATACAATATTTTTAAGTTTTTGTCGCTATTATACAAATCTAAGGCACTATAAACAGAAAGAAATGTCTTAGCTGTTCCTGCTGGCCCACCCAGAAATACAATCCGAGTATTGTTGTCTGACATTATGTCATAGAATTCTTTTTGTTTTTTTGTTAATTCAATATGACCCAATAACAAGCTGCTGTCTTTTATCATTGCTTTTTATTTATTACACTTGAAGGTGTGTTTTTGTTTTATTATATGGCGCACCGCCACTTTTAATACGAAAATTAACTTCTTTATAGTGTTCACCACCCCCCGCGCTGTATGCGTCAAGCACAAAAGTCAAAAAGTTTCAGAAAACCCCCCCCTAAAAATAAATCGTTTTATATGCAGAAAAACCTTTTTGTTTGTGCGGATCTGTGATAAAATACACGCATGACAGCAACCGAAGAAGCCCTCGCAGCAATGGCCAAAGCAGAAGAAGCATGGAATAAATTGGCAGAAGAAACCGTTCAGGTTTCTGGTCAGTTCCAAAAAGAATGCCAAGAGTTCCAGAAAGAACAAAAGGAATGGTTCCTTGAAAATGTGCCTAATCAGCCGAAGCAAGATCCTAGATTCCTCGCCTAAAAATAAATCATTT